TGCTAAAGCTTTGTTAAAAGGTATAAACTCATAGTATATCTCGCTTGTATTCTTGTTTAATACTGTGAATAAACAAGGATTGTCTGTTAGTTGCATATAAGCTTGATACAAAGCAACCTGTGCTGCATACACAGGATTAGCTACTGCTACACCTTTTGTTTGAAACTCTTTAAACTTCTTCTCATTGGCTGACTTACATTCCCACAACATAGGATATGCAGTGTCCAAAGGTCCGTTACATATAACACCATCTATGTGACCTTTAACTTCGCCTTCTGCTATGCTGAAACCAAATTGTTCGCCATTTTTGTCTTGTACTCGTAAATCAAAACCAGCTTGTCTGAGCCATCCAGCTACACTAAATTCTATCTCGTGACCAAATTGAAATATACGAAGTGTCTTTGCATCAAAATCCCGATTATCATCAACTGGTTGACCCATGTAACGATACTGTATTTTACGAGAACAAGAGTCACCAAGACTAGAAGCACCTATGTAAGTTCTTTTCTTGACCTCTTTGTTCCGATCAACAATAGCTTTATCTATTATATTTGATATTTCTTGCTCTAACATTTTAAAAGGGTATTTCGTCTTCGGGTATGGCTGAGTTTGGATTAAGGTCGAGAATGCCACTACTGTCTCCATTAGCTGATTGAATGGCATCAATTATGGCAAGAGCTTCATCTTGTGTCAAATTCTGTAGCTTTTTATCCCAGCCTATCTTTGCAAATTGTTCGGACAATATCTTTAATGTATTGTGTCTGTCCCCGTTACCATGTTGTTCCATTTTTTTACTCCTTCTTCCATTACCATAAAATCAAAATAATGACTGACTCCTAAAAATTCAGCCACTATCGTACCACCTAACAACTCATCATCTGTATCATCAATAGCCTCTGTAATAAATTTATCAATGTGGTCTAAGACATGATCGTTATTGTCCTCTAAAAAAACAGGCACAACTATACTGCCCTCACGAATGTACTGCGCGTCATTCTTAGACTTCATGTTGAGTTGATAATCCACGTTAATTTTTGCCACTTTTACCCTCTGCCCACAAAGCTCCGTATCCTATTACATCTATTGGATTGTCCATATTCTTTGGGTTCTGAGAGTCTCGTACAAGCTTTTGCACTATACAAAATTTATATATGTCATCATAAGTAAGTTCTGCTTTAAGTTTGTGTCTCCACAATACATTCATAATCTTAGCTATTGATTCATGTGTATCTTTTGCATCTCCATGTGTTCTAGCTCTAGCTCCGTTGATTAATTGTTCTGCTTTTTGTAAAGCTTCACTACGCTGCATTCTCATCTCCCTCGTAATAATCTAAAACTCTGCCATCAATTTCTTTCTTATTCCACAAATAATTTAACCAACACGCCGCTTTGTACTTGCTAAAACTAAGATCTAACTGACTTACAATTTTATTTTCCCTTGCTAAAGCTTCTCTTTGTCTATCTGTCATGGCTTGGTTTAGCCACCTTTTACCTTTCTTAGCTCCGTCACTATCTTCTATTTCCCTCAAAAAATCGTCAGCAGAAGCCAAAGCTTGTTCTTTAGTACCTACACCCACAACTCTAAGTTTGCCCCTTGTACGTTTAACTAAGGCTACAGAAACGTCATCTAAATGTGCAACTAAGCCAAAGCCATTAAATCCACTAGCTGACATACATCTGCCATTGTTAAACAAATCAATCCATCTAAATGGTGATCTGTCGATAAGATCTACCTCTGTCATCTCAAATGTCTCAAGCATTTCTTTTGCTTGCATCTCGATCTCATGTCCACACATAGGGCATACACGAACACTTAATGGTATAAGACATTTACAATTAGGACATACTTTTTCAGGAGCTGATCCTTGTTGCATTTTATCTTTGCCATCAAGATCCACACCCTCATCTAAAGACCCATGTGTCAATACACTTGTACCGAAATCTAATACAATACAATCTTTCTTGATTACGTTTGGATGTTCTTCAGGATCTATTGTTCGTAGTCCACGACCAATCATCTGTACCATTGTGGACTTGTATGAGCATGGTCTTGTAAGCACAATACAACTGACAGGTGGTGCATCAAATCCTTCTGTTAATACTGCAACATTGACCACAACTTGTACGTCACCATGTTCCAGATCATGTAGTATTTGTTTTCGCTCTTCCGATGGTGTCTCACCTGTCACAATCTCTGCACGGATCTCCGATCTTCTAAACTCATCACATAGATCTTGTGCATGAACCACAGTGCTACAGAATATAACTGTCTTTCTGTTTCCTGCTTTCTCCTGCCATTCTTCAACAATCTTCTCGTTGATAGCACGTTTATTCATTATCTGCTCGACTTGTCCCATGTCAAAATCTGACACAGTTTTACGAACATTTTGTAAATCTTTTTGTACCCCGACATCAATCACGAATGTCTTTGGTGGCACAAGAAAACCCTCTCGTATAAGGTTAGCTATTTCGATCTGATGTGAGCAGTTATTGAACACACCTTTCAAGCCTTTTCTATCTCCCCGATTAGGTGTAGCAGTGAAGCCAACAATCTCTACAGATTCATTAGCTTCTTTAACCTTGTTGATAATTCTCATGTATGTATCGGCTATGGCATGGTGACTTTCGTCTATCACCATCATGTCTACTTTAGACATATTAGCCAAATTGTTCGGTCTCGATAGTGTCTGCACCATACTAAATACTGCACTACCATCCCAATTTTTTTCTGAAGCATCTACGATAGATGTGGATATTTTTGGATTAACACGAGAGAATTTGTTTTTGTTCTGTCCTACAAGTTCATCCCGATGTTGCAGGACTAAAATCTTTTTGCCCTTTTTGTATCGTTTGCCAATCAATGCAGATAGCATAATTGTTTTACCTGCACCCGTTGGTGCAACAACAATAGTATTCTTATGCTTGTCCAAAGCATTAGAAGCATCTTGTACTGCTATCTCTTGATATGGTCTTAAAATCATTTTTTGCTCTTATCTCTACGTCTTTGATCCCTAGCTCTACAAGCATCATTACAAAACTTTCTTTCATTGGCTCTATAATCGTTAACTCTTAAACGCATTTTAGTGCTACAACTTCCACAAATTTTTTCATAATAAGCATTCTCTCTTAAAAACTTAATAACTTCTTGCAAGTTATTAATTTGAGAAATCATTTCTTTTTTTGCTTGTTCATACGTTTTCATAAGATCCTCATTGGCTAAATGGTGGGTAGTTTTAGGGCATCGCACTACCCAAGCGACTTGCAAGTAGACTAAGGTCAGTTAGCCCTTGCTATGCCTGCCATCATTACCTAGCCCAATCAGGTACTGCATTACCATTATTGGTAGGTGCAGATGATGGTGTATTAGTTGGTACAGATCCACTTGGTATGTATCCTTCCATGCCTTGAGTCAATATGACCTTACATCTATTCTTATCAGGATACTGTTGATCATTTGATTTCTCAATACCAATCTTAACACATACGTTCATGCTATTAATGGACGCAACTCCACCTTTCTGCATATCTATTTGCCTAACTGCTTGAGCTTCAGGTGAAGCATCCATTGCTGAAATATCATTATGACTTTCAACAACTGCTTTCAACCATTGCAATCCAATCTTCTTAGACTTAGATACACCACTATCGTCTTTAGCATCACCATCGAAAAAGTGATTTTGCCAAAACTTACGTTTATCAAATTGACCACCGATAATCGTGTATTCAACTTCAAGCCACTTAGCTGATGAAGTCTGTGATGCCCTAAAGATAGGAGTATTACTAAACTCAGGCATTGTAACTGCATTAGGTTTAATCGTAATTATTGCTCTTGCAATAGTATTCTCAGGTATTAACTCGAAATCACCTGATGGTGACATATCACCGACATTATTTAAATCAATCACTGGACTTCTCCTCTCTCTGTTGGTTGTGATTGTGGATCAACAAATGTTAAATCCTTTTTCTGTGCAGATCCGTTAAGCTTACTAATTAGTTTGCCAAGATGTGGTTCTTCAATAACATCAAGCTTACCTGATCTATCTTTAGCTGGGTATCCCCACTCGTTCAGAGTTTGACAAACAAAAGCTCTATATGGTTGCACACCATCTGCACCACCCATGACTGTCATTGTGATAACTTCATCAACAATACCAGGCAGTTCTCGTGCAGTTTTAGAACCCTCTATTTGTAACTCGTAGTTAGTTCGACCATAGTCATCTACCTTAGAGTCAAGTATGCCAACTAAAATAACATTCTTATCTCTAATATGTTGTAAATGAGTAAGCCATGACATCATCTCTCTTCCGTGCATACCATAGGCAGAACGAGTATCTACTTTACCTGATCTTTCTATGATATTATCGGGATGTGACATACAGTATTGAAAACACAAACGTCCTGCAACTGTAATACTATCAACAAAAATAGTATCATACTTGCCAAGTTTTTTGTGAAATTCATCACCATGTTCCTGCATGACTCTTTCATAATGAATATGATCATAAGGCTCTCTTGACAGTGACGGATTAACACCACCAATGTAACAAACAAAATCACGACATTCTTGCCATGTATTTGGTCTAATTACATCAATAGGAAAATCCTTAATAGCAGTGTCACCTGCCTCAAGGTCAATGAACAATGTTTTATCAGGATCAAGGGTTCGGGCAAGAGTTGTCTTGCCCACACCACTTTGACCACAGATGACCATTTTATGACCTCTTTTTTCTGCCATACGTTGTTCGGCAGTGATTATTTGTAAAGCCAATTAAGCCTCCTCTTGTTGTACAAGATCAACATTAATAGTACCTTGCTCGACAGTTCTAGCTGGTTGAAGCATTTCTACTATAGCTGGAGGAGCATTTGTATATTTCCTCTCGTCAACAGAGTATGTGACTTTTGCATAGTGTCTTGCATCATCAGCATTCATACTATCGAAAGCATCTCTCAATGCTTGTTGATCCCATGTTACTTTTTTTGCTATGGAGACCTTAACTTTATCTTCTTGATCAGAAAACACAGTAGTCGTGCCGAAATCTTTGCCTTGTCTCTGCAAATCTTCACGAGCAATACTAAAGTATCTATCGGTAAGATAGCCGTTAAGCTCTTCCATTTTCTTTTTATATCGATCAATCTCACGTTTTATAGACATCTTTGCCTGTAAAAGTTCGTGATCACTCATGTCATAGAAATTCTGTTCCATACTAACCTCACTTTCGTTAAAATTTCTACTTGCAAGGTCTAATATAGACATGATTACAACAATGTCAATACCTAAACTATCTTTTTTTATTTTTCTCTTGTAATATATATGATATATCATATATATGATATATAAATTAATTTAACAAAAGGAGTTTAATATGGGTAATTCACAGATGATTCAAGTAGATTACGAGGAATCTCACATACTTAATGGTTTTCAACGAGACTTATATACAAAAAAGGAGACATTAGAAAAGCTTGAAAATTTAATTGATCAATATCCACATCTATATGGTTTTGAATTAGCTGATGAATATGGAGAAGCTTTAGATAAAAAAGAATGTAAAAAAGCAGCACAAGATTTATTGAATCATCACATAAAAATCAATCCATCAAAAAAATATAAGCAGGTAAACATAACTCTCGAAGTTTATAAAGAAGTTAAAATGTTATCTATACATATGGAAAAGTCTATGGCTGGCACATTTCTTTTTTTACTGCAAGCCTACAAAAGAAGAGTAAATGAATACTTAGAAAGGGTTGCATCAAAATGAGAAATACTGATGAATATACTAAAGCGAGAGTTAGATCTCACCCTATGCAGTGTTGGAATTGTAAAAGATTTGCACCAAAATTAATAGAAGAACTTAACAGTGAGAAACCTAACGAAAAATATATCGGCAATCTTGAAGTTGTAGGTAAACCAGTAGCTACAGAGTTCAACGGAAAAATGTATTGGCGATATAAAGTATGGACTGGTGAATATAAAATGAACTTTGGACATTTTTGTATGCAGAAATGTGCTACCTCATGGGCAAACAAACAAGTTTGGAACATTAAAAAACGGACTAATAAAGGAGATCCCGTTGATGGTAATCACAAATTTGAACAGTTAAAAGAAATGAGAAATAAATTATCTAATCATTTTAATCGACATTAGCGTTTATTTTTGTAGGAGAGATGAATGTCTATACCATGTATAGCTTTCATCATCTTCTTTTTTAACTTAAACTCAGGTGTCAGCACGCCTTTTGCATCTTCTACAACCAATCTTGAAAAGCCATCTTCTTCTTGTTGTAAATATCTAAAATCAGCTATGTAATTACAAATTTTGACATCATTTATAGATAATTCGTATTTAATTTGACGTTCTAATTCAGATATTACACCAGCTCTTTCCATAGCTTTAAGTTGTCCCCATCTTTCTGCTTCCCACCTAGAATCAAACTTTAATCCCATTGCAATGGTTTTTTTTGCAAAATACTTATTGTTGCTTGTTCTAGTCTTTTTGGGTATAAATGGGTATGTATGGGTCATGGAGGTAGTATAATGACAGATATAGCAAAATTCAAGTCCGTTGGCTTGGATCGTAAAAGTTATGATAAATTAATTAAGATATGTGAACATCAAAGAAGAAACATCAGGCAACAATTAAGTCTTATGATTGATCAAGAGTTTGATAAAGAAGAATATAATAAATATAAAACTAAGGTTACAAGTTTAGGATTAGGTGCTATCAACAGCATTCATACGAGAGATTAAACGATCAGCGCGTTTAGTTACTTGTTTATGCCATTTCGAGTCTTCCATTTGAATGGCACACTCTTTCCAGTTTCTTTCAGCCACAGCTTTACATAGCTTCCTGAATTTGGATAGACGAGGTCTGCCGAGATTAAACATCATATTTGCCAGAATTTGCTGTACTTCTTCTGGCAAATCCTGAAAGTTACCGAATAATTGTTCGCATTCGTCAATCGTAATCTGGATGTCTTTGTCAAATAATTCATTGACTCGTTCTTCTGATACTGGTGTCCCAACTGGCTTACCATACTCTTCATCCCATTCATTAATAAGGTGACCAATTCCTAGCGTGGGTAGGTTGAGGTGGTCTAAATAAATGGAATTTACACAGCCCTCATCAACTTTGAGGGTGTCTCTTAACTGTTCTACATTCATTGTGTTCCTCTTCTTCTCTGTGCTATGGCTATGTCAGTAGGGTTTAATCCTAATGAAAAAGCATTAGCTGGATTCGTAACATCTATATTTCCTAATGTTGTGCCAGATACTGGCTCTGGTATTTTTAACTGACTCAGAGGTACATTAGGTCTAGTTGGGGATAAGAATGTAGATAGATTGCCAGTCTTTAAATCTTCAGCCTTTATGTCTGGCAACTTAACATTTAAACCTTGACTCTCAAGAAATGATTGAGCTTGACTCTCTGCCTCATCAACAACATTTTGTATTGTTTGTCCTGTTCCAACGCTAAGAGCTTTACCTATAATAGATCCTAAACTCTTTGCTCTATCAGCAGGTTTTTGAAATTGTTTTAAAGTCACACCATTATATTGTTTAAGTATGTCATCATAATATCCATTAGACAGAAGTCTGTTACCTAAAATGCTAAATTTTATAAGTTTACCTACGTTTTGAAATGGTGAAGCAGCTATATTAGCAGCAACGAGATCACCACCTTCAGCAGTTCTGGCATTAAATTTAAGTATCTGACCAAATTTTTTCATATTGTTACCAACTTCTTTGCCAAAGACTGTAACAAGTTTGTTGTCTTTGGAAGCCGCTAACAGTCTGTCGGCAAAAGCATTTAAAGATTTACCATCAGTCATTATAGATTCACCAAAATCATCTATAATACTATTGATGTAATAACTTTGAATTTTATTTAATGCTTGCTGACCATTTTGACCTTGTTTCTTAAAATACTCTATTACTGGCTTAATCTGTGAGTTTTTGGTTGTTTTTTGAACAAGAAAACGAGCTGCCTCAACTGGATCTAAATCACCAGTATCATCTGCTAATTTTCTTAATATGACATTTTTTTGGTTAGCGGCTAGTCTTTTTTGTGTGGTTGCTAATGCTTCAAGTTTTCTTAACAATGAAGTGTTAGATCTTGTGTCACCCTTAATATTTCTAAACTGTCGAAGCACTTGATCAGACTCAAGACCTGTAATTTTCACAGATCCTATCTCGTCTGCTAATTTAAGTATCTGATCTGTTTCTGCTCCGAACAATTCTTTTGCAGTTGTTCCTAAATTTTTGATAGATTGTGCAAATTTCTCAGAATTAAAGTTTTTAACATTTGTAAAATTACTTATTCCAGATTTTTTAAGAGCTTCCTCTAAGGTATGATTGGCGGCTCTTGCAACAAATTCATCAGCTAATTGCGCTCCACCACCATATTCTGTAATAAATTGTCTTGCACGTTGTATAAAATTTGGATTGTTGTTCTTTACAATATTTTCGTAAATGTCAATATTTTGTGGAACATCATCAACTATATTACCTGGTTGAGATTTATAAGCCTCTAAATTTTTAATTGTTTTTGAAGCATTTAAATCTTCAATAAGTTTTCTTCCTAGGAAAAATTGTGTTTGTGCTTTTTTTATTGCCTTACCAGCATTTTTGAATTTTTGAGCGTCGGCAGGAGATAATGATTCTCTTGCTATTATTTCTCTAAATGTTGCACTATTTTCATCACCCATTTCTTTAAAAATTTTGTCAACTTGATCAAGTAATCCATCACCATCTTTTGTAACAAGTTCTCCACGAACTGTTTTAGATTGAGGTGGTAATTCCATTCTTATATCACTTAATGTTTTTCTTAAATTGTACATTTGGTTAAAAGAAGCATTTTTGTTAAACGCTGCTCCTCCAACATTTTCAAAGGCAGCGATGATTTGCCCTATCCTTTTTCCATCCTTTGTGCCAGCGGCTATTCCTGATCCATAATCTCTTTTTAGTCTTTTAATCGTGTCTTTAAATCTACCAGTAGTTATAAAAGCATCACCACCTAAACTTGAATTTCTTAACACTTTATCAACTGCTGCAAATTTACCTGAAATCATTTCATCAAAATTGACTGAAGCATCTTTAATTATTTCAAATAAATCATCTTCTACATTTGAGTTTCTAACTCCAGCTTGTTTGAAGGCATTCACAGAATCTTCTAAATGTTTCACAACAACATTTGTTAATGTTTCTTCATTATTTAAAAGCTTAGTGTTGTTCTCAACCATTCCATCTTTAAGTATTTGACCTACGTCTGCATCAATTACGTCATCTGTAACACCATATTTATTTTTATAAGCATCAAGTAATGTTTTAATTTGATCATTGTTGTTTTTTAGTCGATCAGATGTTTTAAATATTTTTTCACCAATTGCTTGTATTCTAGCTACAAGAGATGGTGCTTTTATTGCTGATAGAGTTGGTCTAACACCAAATCCACCACGAACAACTGTCCCGTCTGGCTTTGTTACAACACGACTTGTTGCAGCTATTTGTTCATCAGCAGTCAATTTTGCAAAGTCTTTTGGCTTAATTATATTACCAGCTTCATCAATTGGCTCTGATATAGATTGTCCTGCTGTGGTTGCTTCTTTGGAGGTTAGCCCTTTGCCAGGTGTGACCCCTCTTCGTGCAAATCTGAAAGCAGCCACTGCACCACCAAGCAAACCCTCACCTACAAATCCGTAAGCAAATTCTCTACCTATGTCTTTAGCTATCTCTTCTCCTGATTGTTTTGATACACCAGCTAAAGCTTCAACACCTTCTTCAATGGCTTGTCCACTACCAGCTCCTACTCCAGCACCAATGGCTGCGCCAAGAACAGGTATTGGTATCAACAGTTGACCTGCTATTGCTCCACCTATACCAGTTATTAGCTCTGGTGCTATACCAGATAAATCTGAGAAATCGTAACGACTGAATCCTTCTTCATCTATAAGTATATTTTTATCTGTCTCTTGTCCAAACTTTGAAGCTCCAGTTGGAGTTAGAGCTAATCTACCTCTATTGTCTCTGGTAAAATCATCATCTAACAAATCAAATTTTCTTAATATAGCCTCTTCTTCTTCTTTTGTTTCAGCTACTCCAAGCGCAGCTCTCAATGCATTGTTCTTTATTCCTGTCTCGACATCGAACAATTGTTTGTTTTTTTCTGGTGATGGTTCAGTTGTTTGTGCTGCTACTTCTTCAGCTTTTTTTGATTCAGCAAGTTTCTGTTGCACTATTTGATTGATAGCAGCCTGTTCTTCTTCAGTAGGCTCATTACCTTCAATCTCGAAATTAAAGCTCTCATTAGGTAAATTTATTTTTATCTTTGCCATTATTTAACCAAAGTATAAGTTATTGTTCCATCATCAGCAGTTGATACGTTAAACTTAGGTCCTGACTTACCAAACTGTTCCACAGTCCCTGCTCTAAGTTCTTTCTGCGCCCTATCAAACTGATCGTCAGTTAGATAACTATTTCTATCCTTGAAACCAGTAAGTGTATTTGTAATTTGATCTTGTGTCTTAGCAAATATCTGATCGATTTCGTTTATTCTTTGTAATGCTAATTGTGGGTTTGTAAATAAATCTATTTTACCTAAAGCTTCTTCGAGTCTCTGTACGTCTTGATTTGATATACCATTACCAGTTTCTTGTGTTAAAAACTTCTTATATTCATTTATTAAAGTTCTATTTAAAACTTGTATCATATCAGCTCTTGATACACCTTCAACAAGTTCTGCCTTTCCATCTTTACCAACTGTAACTAATTTACCGAACAATTGTTTTGGATCAAGACCAATAGCAACACCAACATTTCTTACTTTATCAAAGACTTGATCTGCTAATGGAGATCCAGTTTCAGAACCTAAATCTTGAACTAATCCACCAATACTACTTAACGTATTTCTTGCCCTTGTTATGTTACCATAAGAATCTTTAAATCTTCTAATATCATCAGGAGCTTGTGTATAAACAAGAGGATTGCCCACACTTGCATCTTTTCTTAAAGCTTTAAATACTTTTAATTGAGCTTGTCCATCAATAGGTGCAAATCCTTGATTCTTTGTTATCTCAGACAGTTTTGCTTGTCCCTTACGGAATGCTTCTAATTTCTTTTGTGTAAACTCTAATTCTTTCAATTCAACATCATTTAGGTGTTTGGCGGCTGCTAGCCTTCTAGCTTCAGCTTTACCTCTAAACTCTTTGCCAAGACCTAGTAAAGCTAATCTCTTTTCTTTGTTTAGAGCAGCTAATGCTTTTGTATCAGCCATCTTCTGTCCTAGCGCAAACTTACCAGCGGCTAATTGACCAGCTCTTGCTTTGTCTTTTGCTCTCTCAAAAGCAGGTAATGTTTCTTCTCCTGCTCTACCAACTTCTGTAAGTATTTTAGATAAATCAAAGCCCTTACCAGCTCTATTCTGCATTAACTTCAGTCCAAGAGCCATAAGAGCTGACTTGTTATCAGGTTCTCCTGATATATCTATACCAGTTGCCTTTTGAAAATCTGCTTTATACTCTTCAATACTTTTAGGTTGAGCTTTTGTTATTTCATCAGTGTATAATGCTTCTGTTTCTGACATAGTTTCAGTAAATAAATCTTGTAGTGCTTTTTGTTCTTTAGCTAAAGTTGTTTCAGGAGTTGCTTCCTCTGCTGGAGCTTCTGAGCCAGGCTCACCGACATCACTATAGTCTATGTCTGCATCAGAGCCTGCTGCTACTTCAAATCGATCATCTAATTGTGTTTTTTTATCAGCTCCCAAACCAGATACATCTTGATCAATACCAGCAGATTTATCACCTAATTGTGCAGGATCAACAGTAGATACTCCTTCGACATTGCTTAAACTTTTAGATGCTAATTCTTTTTCTTTTTCTGCAATTCTTTGTTTGTTAATTGCATCTTGATTAATGAAATTTTGCACATCATCAGAAAAAGAAATAGGTCCTAATCCAAGTTGAGATAATTGAGTCTGTCCTTTTTGTGTATCTAAATCTTGACTTAATATAGATCTATCTTTTTGAGCTTGTTCTTCTGCTAATTGTTGAGCTAAAGGTTTAACTCCAATTTTTTCGAGTAAAGAACCTAATAAACCCATTTGACTTGTAGGAGTAGATTTAACGCCAGGTGAGCTTACAGTTAATCCAGAGGTTAATGTTGGTGTTTTTGCCATATAACTATCCTATGGAGACTTCGCACCACCAAAAGGTGCGATTTGTGACAATGTAGTATAAGCACCAATACCCTGCAAGAATGGATTTGCACCAGGTGTTGTTGCCTGTTGGAACGTAGAAGGTATTGAAGCACTTGGCATACCTTGAAGTAAGTTTTGTCCTAATTGCAATCTTGTAAATGGTTCTTGAGCTTGTTGCATTAAATTTTGACGTTGTGCATCTAGTTGTGCTTGTTGTTGCCCTTGTCTCAATGCACCAAGTTGTGATAATTGAGATATATCTGCTTGACCCAATGCTTGTTGTAGTCTGCCTAAATCACCTGTTGTTCCTGCTAATGTACCAAAAGCTTGCCCTAGACCACCAGATAGTCTTCCTGCATTTTGTGCGGCTTGTAAAGCTGATTGAAAACCTGATGACAACAATCTTGATAAAGTATCACCTTTTACTTGTTGCAATCCTCTCTCAGTTTCTGCTCTTTGTACACCCTCTCTTGATCCACCAAAAGCTCCAGATCTAACTGCTGCTGCACTAGCTCCAGCTCTTCTCAAATCAGCTTGTCTATTAAGCTGATCCATGGTGGCATCAATGACTTGTTGTTGAAATGGATTTTGAAATCTTTCAATTGCTTCAGGTTGTAAAAATTGCATACCTTGAGTCAATGCTTGTTGCCCAGCTAAAGCTTGATCTGCTGCACCTTGAACAAATGGTCTAAAAGAACCAACTAAATTTTCACCTAAAGAAATAGCACGAGATCGAAGCGGGTCCATTCCTGCAATTTGAAAACCTGGCAAATTTAAAGGCGAATCTAATAGACCAGGTGTGGTTTGTGTATCACCATCAAACGTACCAAAGCCAGTTTGCAGTAGTCTTTTTTGTAAGCCCTCTAAAAATGGAGGTAATCTTTGTATATTTTCTACTGTTTGTGTTGCCATTACGCTCTAGCCTCCAAGTTATCCATCATATTATAGGCTCTTTGTATTCCTTTACGTTGATTTCCATCACCTAAACCTTTTACTGCATCCTTCGTTAACACGAACTCTCCAGCCATTAACATAGCAGGAACGTCATCTTTTGTACCTGAACCTTCTGATGGATCTATACCACCTGTTCGTCTTGGAAATCCCATCTCACCACCTTTTCTGGCAAATGTAATACCACCAAGTTTGCCACCAGGTCCTCCAGCACCAAAAGGTCTTCTTTCAAACTCTGTCCTTGTGTCTTCATCTTCATCACCACCAGATAGCAATTGTGCTAACAAACCTGCTGTCAAACCCTCACCTAATGGTGTGTTTAACAATCTTGCAAACAAGTTGTCACCACCTACACCAGCAGATTTAAGTAACTCTGCACTAAATGTTTTTGGTTTGAATGTTTCTGCTATTTGTTTAGCTGATTGTTCTGTTGGAACAATTGCTGATCCTGATGCAGATTCACCAGTTCTTAAAAATTCACCACTTCCTCGACTACCAGATGGTAGACCTTTACGAACAATTGTTCCGTCTGTACCTTGAGTTACAGCCTGTTCGCCACCACCAAACTGATCAAAAGCAGCTCCACCAACACCAGCAATCAAAGCATTTCGTAATGCGTCTTTAGTTTTGCCACCCATAAGTTTAGATGTTAAAGCTCCTGTTACAGCTCTACTAATAAAAGGACTTGCACCAGTGCCAGCCACAGCCGTGCCTATACCAGGTCCTAAAAATGCTCCAAGTGCCACTGGTGCTAAATTTTTTAATAACTTACCTAAACTCATAGCCCTATGTTACCTTACTTTTTATAATACGTCTACGTCTTAACTTTAACAGTTCCATTATCGTTAAATAAAGCACCTACCTCTAAATCTGTATCATTCGTGGGTAAGTCGGTCAAAGTAATTTTTGTAGCTCTCAATTCACCTGGATTTTGTAATTGTGTTACAAGCTGACTTAAACTTCTTACCATCTCATTAAAATACTGAACGTCATACTCATCAGGTGGCAGAGAAAAATTTGGTGGTACTAATTGTCTGCTCATCTGTCACCATCCTGTCTTATATCAACTCTATTTGTTCCTAATCTCCAGTTAACACCTTGTGTTGTGCTTTCTACTCTTAATCCAAAAGATCTACCACGCAATCTCAAATGATTAATTTCAGTTGTTGGAGATACAGTGTTTGTTGATGTTTTAACAAAACCACCATTTGGAGTTCTTTGTGATTTTAATGAAAATACTGCTTGTTTATTATCATTGCTGATATCAGTATCACTATTTTCAAAACTTACATCAGGTATCATTCTTCTAATAAATACAAATTGATCTCCGTCTTGTATATCAATGGGACTTGATTCAATAAATGATGTAAAAGCAGTGCCATCATTATCATTACCTTTTTCATGGTTGTACACAAGATTAGAGTCAGTCGACATTGGATATTGATATACACCTCTGTCTACCCATGATGATCTTGAAAGATTACCTACATACCATATCTTTTGATCGTAATTATATACTACATATCTATCATTTTCATCCGTGCCACCATTTGCACCAGAGTTGGTTTCAGACGGATAAAACCAAAATATTTCACCAAAAGCTGAATTAATTCCTGCATAGACTTTATCTGATTGTGTTTCGTTAAAATCTTGAAATACATGATCTCTTACAGAACAAGGTATAACTTGAACACGACCATCATAAACATAAAATCTATCATAACCCATCCAAAACACACTATCGCCTACGGCTACTGCTGAATTAAATCCTCTTACTGTAATAGCACTTGCTAATTGATTAATTCCAAAAGTAAATGGAGGTCCTATAAATTGCATACTATGAACAGATGTATCTGTTAAAACGATTATTTCTCGTCTTGTTTTTACAGCAGTTACAATTTCAGATCCTGAACCTATTCTCAAACTGCCAGCAGTGTTAGTTGCACGAGGTGTCCAAAAAAAAGGATTTTCTTGTGAACTAAAACGAACAAGCAATCTGTCTTGAACTGTTTCACCTATAGGATTTGCACCAAAACAAATTACATGACGATCCCTTTCAGATACAATGACCTTTCTAGATTTTGTTGGTGCAGCATCAGATAATTCAATTAAATTTTTTGCTCTTGAACTAACTCCAAGAGTTTTATCCCAATAAAAAACAAAACCATCTCTTTGATTAAATATTAAATCTTCGCCAAAATTGTCTTGTGACCACAGACGCATAGTGCCACCACCAGCAGTTTCACTTGAAGCAGAACCCCATCCATCTGCGCCCCAAGTACCTGCACCCCATCCATCACCTGGCACAACAGTATTTATTCCCACATTAAGTTGATATTCTGCGTCTGCCGAACCACCACTAGACAAAGAAGCAGCGGCATTAGAACTTAAAGTAATAACATAACTGTTTGCATCAGTTATTGATATTATAGAGAACTCGTTATTTAATTGAGTGTTTAAAGACGAGTTACCTGTAGCCGCATTACTAAAAGTTACAAAATCTCCCGCTATAGCTCCATGAGAGGAATCATTTACAGTAACACTTGTGCTATCAGTTGCAGATGTAAAAGTTATTGCCATATTATGAACCACCCACACTAACAGTTGACTCATTAGTAATAGATACAGTTACATTACCTACTGCCGTTGTCATAGCTAAATTAGCTGTAACTGGTGGTGTGCTTACTGTAACTGTGCCAAGAGATGTAGTTGCTAATATTCTTAAACTTTCTACTGGATTATTTGACTCAACGCTCACTGTTTGTGCTTGATCTATTACAACTGTGCCAACTGAGCCAGTTCCTGCATTCCCAGTGATTACTGATTTAACTACACCACCCTCCAAATCAAAAACAACTACATCATTTACAACTTTGCGTCTAAGTGGTGTAATGTCGTTATAACCTTGTGATTCTTCAATATAGAATTTTATTTCTGTTCCAATGCCTAGATAACTATTGCCTTGTAAATTTGCCCATGTGTGTAAGGATCTTGATGATCCAAGAAAAGTGTTTGTTGAATACTTCTCCCAACCACCTAATTTTTCTGGGTATCCGAAACGAAAACGAATAAGATCACAATCATTCCAACCACCCTTGTTTGAGTAAGAAGTTGTTTCTTTATTTATGCCTGGTCTGAATTTTAAAGACGTTATGGGCATAATTAACCCTCATTAGGAAAATCATTTATAGGTGCTTTACCTGTTACTTTACCATCACTGTCTGTTGGTGTATCAAACAACGCCATAAACTCTTTAAGGTTAGAGCAGTTATTAATCTTTGTCTCAATAGTATCACAAGCAGTTCTCACTTTATCTCTGTATGTGCTTGTAGCACTAGCTATTGCAGTGCCTTTTTCGGCTTTGCGAGTTACTTCCCAATCTGATTTACTTAATAACCCATTTGCAATTGATTTAGTATTTTCTATCCAAAGAGTTTTCAAGCCCTTATTAACAACTTGATTTCCATCTGCATCTTTAAGTAGATTACCATCAGAATCAACTGCATTTTCATCTGCTATTTTTTTTTCAACATCTTTTGCCCAATAAAATCTTTTGTCAAAATACTCAGCAACTGGATCATCTTCCCAAACTAAACCAGCAGATTTTTTCTCTGCGTCTGTAAGATTGTTCCATTGTCGTGGGTATTTAATATTATTGTCACTTACCCACGCTCTGCCTGCTTGTATAGTTTTTCCATTATGTTTCCAAGCCATTATTTTCTCCTATCTTGCATTTGCATACTTAAATGGTTGATCGGCAAAAGCCATGTAAATGTGTAATTGTCCACTTAGGTTAAAACCATCACTTCCTCTAGCTTTAAAACCATTGGATAATATATCCAAATTTCTTACTGCTGTATTTACAGCAGATTCAGCGTTAGTTAGATTTGGTGCTAGAATATTTTCAACTACATTGGTAGTGTCTCGCTTAATGTCATATATGAACCAATCATTTGTCGTATCAATAGCTTTTACCATAATCCAAGCGGGTCTAAATCCTGTATAAATATATGAACCATCTGTTCTTCCATTACCTGTTATACTGCCGATTTTACTGTAGCCATCTATATTTGTAAAACAATATGCTATGATATCCTCGCCACTGTCATTGATGTTTCCATCAGCACCTAATGAAAATACAGTGCTTGTTGGTTTAGTATCATTAAATCTATTTGCATTGTCTGCTCTTGGATTACTATTATTTAAAAACAAAAAGTCTGTTTGATCTACTGTTTCATCATAAACTATCCAACCATTACCATCTACATTTCTATTTTTAAGAATAATCATTTTTGGAATTTTACCCAAACCATGACCTACTGTAGCTCCTGCCGTTTGATTACCTTGAAAAGTAACAATACTAAACCCAGCAGTTGTGTTTGCTTGTACTGTACTTGTTATAGAACCATCTGAATTGCTTGAGGTTGTGCCACCATTTGCTTTCCAGTTCCAACCTACATATGTATGGGAACTATTATTAATATAATTTTCAGATGTGCCTACAGTAAAACCATCTGAATTAAATGAAGCAAATGCTGTTGTGTCTGTTCCTTCTTGACTGTCATTATCAGAACTTAAATACTTTCCAGCACCTCTAGTAGAATCATAAAGAACATGAGTTCTATTATCTGACCTTGCTTTAATCCATGTCCAATCAGGTTGAAAACCTACACCAGTTATACTATGTCCATTTGAACTATTACCAGTATAAAGAACTGTATTAAAATGGTCACTAGCTTGTGTGGGAGAATCAGGACCTATATCTGGCTTTGGTAAATTAGATGTACATAATGCTAGATAACCACTTGGTACACTATAATAGAAATCTCCTATGCCATTACCATCTTGTGCTTCTGCTGATCCACTCGTTTTCTGCCCTGCAAACGAACTATCTTGTCCATAATTCCAATAAGAATTATCTGCACTTGCTTGACCAGTAATTGTAATAACTTTCCACCCCAAACCACCTGGCCCGTCTAAAGATATTGTATTACCTGTTTGGCTTCCTGCTTTATAAAATTTAATTGTATTAGCATCTGCATCAAGAGCAACTGCCCATACTTCCCCTGCAACCATAGCTGCGGGACTTGTATCATTCGCACTGTTACCACTTGTATCTTGATAATAAACTATTCCATCATTTCTGTATATTGCACGAGGTCCAGATGAAGGCTCTCCAAAACTTGCACCATTTACTACCCCAATATGATGATTATAAGTGCTATTTGTATCTGCTATGTAAATTTCCCAATACCATTTACCACTTTCCATAAGTATTGTACCAGCAGTGGCTTGATTAGCTGAACTTGCGTTATATAAATGTAAGTTGCCTTCTTTTAATTGAAAATCGTTAGTGTAACTATTACTTGCTCCATGAACAGAACTTAAAGTACAAAAATTATTCTCAGGACTATCAGGCATATTACAATCAGATGCGGCTATACCACTAGAGTCAAAGTGATTATTATTACCACTTGTATCAGCACCTATAGTGCTAGATGAACCACTACCAACACTCGTATTTTTAAACTCTAATCTGTAGCCATTTGTTCCATACGAGCCAGTATACGTTTTGGGTATCCATACACCATTTTTTGTTACGCCAAAATATGAAGCATCATATTGTGTACCATCAACAAAGTTAACTTCTGCCATATAACCATCAAAGTATCTTGTATTTTCAACATTTCTCCCAATACCTTGTAAAACATTATTATTTATGTGGAAATCATAATTTTGTGGTACTTGACCATAATATTGCCCTTTATCTGTAAACTCTGTTCCATTTACATAATATCTAATTCTATTTGATGCAGTTGATTGTGTTGTATCTACAGAAATAACGAAATGATACCAAGCAGATGTATCACGAAAACTTGCACTAGTTTCTTCTGAATAATCAACACCACTACTAATTAAATAAGTGTAAAGTTGTAAATCATTTTTGTCTGTAACAAGTTGTGAATTAAATCTAAAAACACTATAACCAGTGCTACCAGAACCACCAGTAAATATAGATGTATCACTACTACCAGTTGTGTTTTGTCCATCTAAAACACCTCTTTTAATCCAAGCAGACCAAGTAAAAGTTCTTCTATTTCCTGCACTTGATGGTGTTCTGTATAAATAAGCACTACTGCCACTATCAAACCTTAATGACTGTGTAGCAACACCATTGTAAAAATCACCACTTTCTCCTGCACCACTTGCTTTTATTAAACTCATATTAAGTTCCTACGTTAATGCTGCCGATGCTGATACTAAAATAGTGTCGTTACCACTAGCTGCCGTTACATAATAAGCTAAATGATATGTACCACTTGTTGATAATGTTGTAAGCACATCTGCATTTATAGCTACAAGTGCATTTGCAGTAATTGTATGATTACTTGCATTTACAAATTTAATATTACCAGATTGTCCAGCAGCAGCGTTACTAAATGTGATCTCTGTGTTGCCACTAGTGGTACAAGTAAAATCATTACCTACTGCTAAATCAAAACTACCATCGTTTTCTGCTGTAACTGTTACACCTACAGATCTGCCAGTAACCTCAACATCATTACTAACTGTAACCTTAGTTGATGCAGTCAAATCAATTGTTGGTGCAGTTATCTCTACCTCCGTATCTGCATCTACATCAAGTTGTCCATCTGTAGTAGAACTTACAGATAAAGCACTATCTCTAAAAGTCATCTTAATAGCATCATTTAATAATAAAGCTGAGTCATGCACATGAGTTAAAGTTACATCATTATTAGCACCAAAACCTAACACTGCGGCATCACTATCTAATTTTAAATCATTACTTACAAGAACTGCTGTTGAAGCATTTAAATCAATAGTTGCCTCACCATCCACTGTCAAAACTCCATCTGAGCTTTGATGTACAAAACTAGCTGTATCACCAAATGTAAGTTTGTTTGTGCCATTAAGTGTTAGTCCAGTACCATCTGTGTGTGTGAGAGTCGTGTCTGTATCTGCACCAAAACCAAGCACTGCACTATCTGATTTAAGAGTTAAATCATCTCCAACAATTAAATCGTCATCCACTGTTAAATCAACGGCAGCTAAATGTGCAAAAGCATCCACTACATTAGCTGAACTTCCACCTCCATCCAAATAAACTGCTTTAGTTGTACCAGGTGTAATCGTTACATTACTTCCAGAGCCTTGAGATATAATAATATTTTGTGAACCACTTGTGCCATTTTCTATAAAATGCAGTCGTTTTATAGTGTTAGGTGTTATTGTAATTGTGCAAGCACTATCTAATGTTCCAGTATATTTAACATATATGGCTCTAGCACCATTATTATCACTAGCACCATCACTAGCACCATCTGCTATCACAGTTGAATGAGTATCAGCGTTAGTTGTTATTGCTTCTGTGCCGAAACCTAGTGCTTCACCTATAAGTTCTAAGTTTGTGTTAGTTTTAGTACCCCAAGTTCCTGACTGTTCACCAGTATTCATTTCTTCGAGTCTTAAATTATTTACAAATGTACTTGCCATTATGCGACCTCTTGCCAGTTAGCTGTTTGATTTGGAACTATTAAACTATATACTAGTTCCTCTCCAGTGCCACCAGTAGCACTAACTCCCGTTAACGATACCACAGTTTGTGGTATTGTGACAACATTAGATTGTTGTGCTTGTAAACCAACTAATGTAACATTAACTCCAACTTCAGTTACAACAGACTCTGAACCTAGTGCAGTTGTTCCAACATTACCTGTTACAGGCGCACCAGTTGTTGTTGCCACATTGGGAATACCTAAAGTGTTTAATGTTGCTCCCATAAGAGCATGATTACTACACTGATAAAATAATGTTGGCGCACCATCTGCTACAGTTATTTCTGTATAAGCACCACTTGATCCAGCAGTTCCATTTGTAGTGACTCCAGTTGTATATTCGCCACCAGTTTTATCGGCTGCTGTGTAAATTCTTAATGGATGACCACTATTACTGCTATCGCTTTGATCGAATCTATAAGTGTTGCCTTCATATAATGTTAGAATTACATCGGATGATGCAGTAGATCCATCTATAGCGTATTTGTTTGTTGATCCTTGATTGTAATATGGATGATTTGAAGGATTACCAGAAACAACAGTAACGGCAAAGGTAACTGTACTAGCACCAGTTTGACTTATAGCAGTAGTTGCAGAAACACCTGTTGCTAATACATTTACACCAGGAATACCATCTGGAGTTCCTACAGCAGTTGTACCAACAACACCAGTAACAACAACGTCAATCTCTTCATTCCAAGGACCTTGACCCCATGTGCCTCTACCCCAACCTTGTAAGGTAGTATTTGACAATTTAAGCTATCCTTATAATCGCATTACTTGCATCGGCAGTTGGAAACTGAATTGTAAAAGTGCCAGATGTTGAAGTTTTATTAGATGTAAAATCTAACACACACACTGCTTTATTACTATTAGTACTATTATATATCAAAGCACCCATAGCTGTGATAGTAGCTGTAGTGAAACTTAAATCATTAAAATCAGTAAAAGCAGTAGTTCCAGAAGTTGTTGGTGCAACTTTAGTTAACGTACCGCCACCAGTTGTATAAGAACCACTTGTTGCAACCTCACCAGTTGTAGTAAACGCAGTAGTTGTAGCTCCTAATGTTGCAGTTGTACTTGATTTACCACCACTGCCCTCTGCATAAAGTGCTAATTTAAAAGCATTTCCATTTGTTGCAAAATTGTGTGTACCTAGCATCAACTCTTGTTTGAAGGAAGTACACATTGCTTGTGCTATAGCCATATTAGAGTCTCCTTATATATTCAGCCATTTCTTTTTGACCATTAGATCTTAAGATATGAACTATACTAGCTCTTTCTTCTCTTCTTGCCAAGAGTAAATAATGATACAACACGTTTTTAAGATGCTCTCTAAATTGTTTTGCTTGTTGTCTTATATGTGGAGGAGCATCATTTGATATACTAACTATCTTATCTACTGCTAGATCTGCCACTTGTTCATTTGTTAAACCTCCTTTATCAGACGTCATAACATTAACATTTCCAGCTTGTGATATACCTACATTAAACATTATTTTTTTAATCCTTTATCTTCAAATGTAACACCAGGTATGTCTTCACGACCTAATATATTAGGTGTATTGTCCATCGGCTCTGGTGGATTTAATTTAGATTTTCTGGTTATAAGCATACTGCCTTGTGTTACTGTTGAAACAATCGGATCATCTAATCTATGATATCCATATAATTTTTGATCATCTTTGACATTGGTATCAAGCAAAGAGGAATTGTGTGCAATATTAAGTTTTATTCCTTTTGATGCAGCTATTGCTAACCAAAATTCACAACAACCTCTTCCTGCTTCGGCAAAAGCTACATCTTTATATGTAAAATCTATGCCGTACAAATGAATTTCTTTTACTTCTTGAGCTATTGCATAAGCAAGACTATAAGCAACTGTGTTATTTAAATAAGCATATTTTGTTTTTTCCAACACTTCTTGTAAAGGAAATTCAACAACATCTGGACATCTTTTGTCTAGAGTGCAAGAAAAGATTGGGATACCTAACTTCATCTTTAATCTATCTGCCATAATGTTTGTTTGTTTACCAGCATTAGGGGTGTCAAGAAATCTTGAAGGAGGATCTAACATAAAACATTTGTCGTGATAAATTACAGCAGACATAGAATTTATTGTCCAAACTTCATCAAACTTTTCACTTCTTATTCTGGACATTAAATATTCGCTACAACTATTGCCAAGACCGACAATCGCTACACTTTTATATTTTTTCATTTTGCTACCTTTTTATTGTTTTGGTATTCTTACTAAACCTTCTCTATAAGCATCCGTATTTTCTTGAGCTTCACCATATACTTTTAATCTGCTCATAGCTTCAGTAAATCTTGCAGTATAAAGTTGTATTAAATCTGACTCACCTTTCATAAAAGTATATGCTTCTACAAGTGAAGCATATAACAAAGCATCAGGTGCATTTGTGCTTATCCATGTGCTACCTGAATTATCAGTCGTTAACGAAGCAGGTCTGTAATAATAATGTAACTCAACGGCATAGCTGGAGTCTGGAGTTGGTGCAACTATAAATGTATCAACATCGAAAGATGAATAAAATCTAGGACTACCAGTTGTACTTGGATTTGGGGTGAACTCTTGAATATAGTTTACATCTTTTTGCAATAAAAATACATTTGCACTGTCTTTAACATAAGACAGTGAAAAAGTTGCTAAATAATCAGATGGTTTTTCTAAAAATTTATTGCCACTTGTCATTGTTCCAGTGACATTTTTTCTAAAATAATCTAAATCAACAACTTTAAATATTCTTTCTTCAGCATTTTTTATAAAAAAAGGTATTTCTGCTACAAAAGTTGCTTCATCATTTTGTGTCCACTCTTGTATTGATGTTGTCAATGTAGTTAAGGTAAAACTCATGTTGTACTCACTGTAACTGTTCCAACAGACGCTGTTGCACTAAAACTTGTTAGTAAAGATCCTATGTTTCCTAATCCAGTATTAGTGTAAACAATAAATTTTTTATTGTCATCTTTTACATCTGGTCTTGCATCTCTAATAGCTTCAAGATCTGTTCTTATTCTTGGTGGAGTTAGTTGTGGATGTTTTTCTTCATATTCATCATAACCAACTATGCTACCATTCCATTCCTTTCTCATATCTCTTATACGATAACGAAATCCAGAACGATCTGAAATTCTGTAAGCATATTTACCTTTAGCAAAAGCCATCATCCAACCTTATAATAATCTAACTTTGGTGTAATACTAAATGAAGATCTATCTCTGTCTTCACCTATAGCTCTTTCAAACTCTTCTTCATATACACTTTTTAATAATTGTATTCTATCTGGCGCACGTTTCATAGCTATGTAATAAGCTAATCCAGCAGTGAGACATGGAAAAAATCTAAAAGGCACTTCAAGTGTATTTACTTGAGTATCAGCATCTTGCATTCTTGTTAAGGCATCATAAACTAAAACATCAGTGCTATTCTCAGGTGTTGGATATAATTTTAGATTTGGTGTAATTTGTCTATCTAAAAAATATTGTGTTGCTCGACCTGTTGTTGACTTAGTTGGTATGTTTAAATAAGTGTCTCTACTTATTCTACTCATACTAAAATCAGTGCCTGATCTTCTTACAACAACTGATAGAACATCAATTATGTCTGTTCCTAAACTATATTCAGCAGTCCCTGAAGTAAGAGATTGTGTTCTTTGTTCGATAGTCCATTGGTTCAAGCCACGATTTGCCCACTCTGCCAACATAATGTTCATGGAACGTCTGGCTGTTTGCAAATCGTAACCTGTCCTGGCTTCTAAACCACATCGTTCAAAAGCTTCTTCAATGTACTCTGCAACATCTAATTCAAAATTATTTGAACTTGAAGTTGTCATTAGGCTTTACCACCCTTCTTCATTTTTTTAGCCATGCCACCACCACGCATCTTTTTCGCAGCCATGCCACCACCTCTCATTTTTTTTGCTTTTGCTTCGCCACCCATCATCATTTTAGCAGCTTTTTTTAATTGATCGCCCATAGCGTTCATTTTTCTTGGACTCATTGCCATTTTAGTCTCCTATAGTAAGTTTCACGTTGCTTATAAATGTCTTCAACATCGTACTTATTATAATAATTATCATAATATCCAAGTTTCTTCAATTTATTTGCACTTTCTTGAAGTTTACTTAGTCTTTGTACGAATATTAAAGAATATTCCTCACTAACAATTTCGTCAAACGAACCATCGTCTATTAGCTCGTTAACGTCATCATCAGGGTGGAATCCCATTAACCAAATGTCTCTTTGGTCAAATTTGTTTTGATGTATCAATTCATTTAAATTTGTAAGGTTGTTATGAAATATTTCATTATTTTCGTAACACAGATCTATAACGATAATTAATTCTTTTGAATCGTGAAATTTATTAATTAAAGAATAAACTATGTCATAATTGTTCGTAGTCTTTAAGGCAAAGCCAACTTTATTATTTTTCCAAGCAGCTTTTGCATAGGGACATGAGGGTAAGTTATTGTAATTTTCATTAGGGATTTCTAAGGCGTATTTAGACCAAGCTTTTATTTCGTCACAAATTTTTTGCTCTAAACTCATTTTTTCTTTCTTCGCCTTACTGCTTGAACTCTTCTAGGCTTACCTGCTGGTTGACCTAATCTCTTCTTTTGAGCTATACGTTTTCTTTTTTCAGAAGCTGACATCTCAGATCCAGTCTTTGGAGTTTTACTGGATATTCTTTTTGATGGTCTGCAATAAGGTGTACCACGTTTTTCACCTTTTTGTCTGCCGCACTTTTTACCAGTTCTTTGATCTTTCCAATCTTCTTTAAACCAGCGTTTAAGTGCTAAACCAGCTTTTGTTTTGCGAACAGCCATTATCTAAACTTTGTTACTTTTCTTCTATTATTCATAACCACACCACAACCTCGTGCAATGTTTGGATTTTTTGTTTTTCTCTTACGAGTTCTTTTTGGAACAGAGCCACCATTCTTCAACTCAATTACACCACCTTCTGCTTTCTTTTTAGCTTTCTTTTTGCCACCAGTTCCGTAGTTGGCTGCTCCTACCTTTCGGCATTTTGCAATAGCTCCTGAAGCATAAGCTGATGGAAAAACTCTGTAACGAGCTTTTACTTTATGATAACAAGCGTCTTTAGGCATAATATCTTCCTTTCAATACTTTCCAACAGGTACACCAATATTTTCTCTTCATACATTGAGGACAATCTTTTAATGGTTCACCTCTTGCTCTTAGAACTTCTCCTTTTTTTAGCGGCACAATGTGCTTTTTCAGAAAATCCTTTAGGTCGTTTGCAATTGATTTTCCGTTTCCTCGCATTACTCCACTTCCTTTTCTGGGGAGGTTTTGACACTTGACGTGACATTTGTGACCTGCCCATAACCATTAGAAAAACTTCTCAAGAACTGCTACTCCTATAATAACTCCATAGATACCCCACAAACGAGTATCCAATTTGTTTAATTTATTGTTAATACCATCAAATCTAGCATTACATACAGACTCATGTTTTTCCAACATTTTTAATAATTCTTTACTTGTCATCTAACACTTCCACCTTCTTCTAGCCGCTTTGCCTCTTGGACCTGTCCAACTTTTAGATCTAGCACAAAAAGACTTTCTTCTTTTCGCCGCTTTACTACCAGGTTTAACCTTACCTGTAACAGCAGTTTGAAGCTTACTGCCTGGATTTTCACGTCTGTAACGTGCAACTCCAGCTTTAGTCATTCCCGCTCCACTCTTTGTGGAACGGAAATACTTTTTTGTTTTAGGAGGGTTTTTACTAGCCTTCCTAGCCATTAATAGCTCTTTCTGACCTGCATGATAACTGTATAAGTATCTGCTGAACTATGTCCTACAGTTGTAAACTTAATGTCACCAGTGACACCAGAACTAGCAGGATTTACTAAACCACCGAAAGATGTGTAATCGTGATGTCCACTTTGATTTTCACCAAGTTCTATACAAAAATCGTCAGTTGTAGCATCAAATAAAACTTTTACTTTCATGCCGTTGCACTGCCACCACATTTTTTCAATTGTAGCTCTTGTGCAAGCTTCACCACGAACATTTTTTTGTAATGCAGAAACATCAACTTTTGTTACTGCATCTTCACCACTTCCGTCAGAGATATTAGTAAATTTAAAAACAGCAATCTGATTACCATCCTGTAAGGTTTGAGAGGTAACTGCGTCTGCCATATAACTCTCCTATTATTGATCAGCGAAAGCTGGAGCAGTCGTTGATGTTACGTTACCAAAAATTTGATAGTTAGTTGTATCAATTCCAACAATAGTCACATCAAATCCAGCAGGAACATTTAATTGAATACTGCTGTTTGAGTTACCATCAGAAAAAACTGAACTTACTTCATTACCATCAGTATCTAAAAATGTTACTCCACCAATGTAAAAGTTTGAGTTACCTGGTGTAAGAATTAAAGCATCTGTTGCATCAGCAGCTCCACCAGCATAAACAAATCTAAATGAAGATCCAGCTATGGGTGCTGGTAATGTGTATGTATTATCCTGTGATCCATCTGGTACAAGTAAAATTCTACCACTATGAGTAGCATTAGTTAAAGTTACGTCACCATCAGATAAGCTTACTGGTGCGCCACCTAATGTTGTGACCTCTGTAATTGCACCAGTTGTTGCATTTTTACTAATAGTTTTGATTGTGCTTTCAGATCTAATAGGACCTGAGAATGTTGTATTAGCCATGTATATCTCCTTGTCTTGGCTGTTGTCGAAGTTAATTCTTCGTCAAGGTAATTTAAGTATATACAAAAAAAAGGGGTCTGAAAAGACCCCTTAATAAAAAACGAACAATTGTTCGTTTATGCGCCTGGTGATCCGAACACACATCTTGGATCTGAAAAACCAAAGGCATAACGCTCTCTAGCTTTATATCTCATGTTACCAGTATCGAAATCAGCTTCCATACTTGTACTTAATGGTGTTCTTTCAAAATACTTGAAACCATTAGGTGCATCTGTCTTTAAGAAAAACGCATCTGTGTCTGTTAAGAAATGGTTAATTGTATAACCCTCTGGTAACATACCCATGTTTTTAATTGCGTTAATATCATTGTCAGAAGTACCTGTTCTTAATGTTGACTCAAGTAATCTATCAGCAACGAATTGTAATGCTGGTGGAACAATAAGCTTCATACCTCTTAAAGCAACAATCATATTTCTCTCATCAACAAATTGTGAAATGTCAATTAGAGCATTTTCTAATGATGTCTCATTAAGGTCTGCAGCTACAGTAAATTCATTTCTGAATGTACCACCACCACCTAAAGGATGATCTGTTGCACAAAGCTCTTTACCATCACCACCTGTAAAGCTTGAGTCAAATGCATTGTTTAACACTGCAGCGGCTTTGATTTGCTTTGTGTGTGACATTGATCTTGCTAACGCTCTCGTATATCTTCTTCCAAGCTGATCATACAAGTTGTCTTCCATAGCTTCTTCTGTTAAAGCAAAAGCCAATGAAATTGTTTCCATTGTATATCTTGAAGTATATACTTCGTTTGCATCATCAAATGCTACACCAGCACCTTCAGATTTTGTTTGTGCATTACCAAATCCACTTAACATCACTTCTTCTTCGAATGCTCGATCTGAAGTTTCTGTCTCAAAGATTTCAGTATGCTGATTGTCGTAACGATCATATTCCATGCCGAATAAAGCGTTAAGACCAGGTTCTAACTCTTTTACGAGTTGCGCTCTTGATATAGCCATAATCTAATCTCCCTTTACGCTAATCCTGCACCCTTTTGTCCAAATATGCTATTTTGAATAACTACTTGAACATTGGTTGCATCGGAACTTACATCGCTGTTCTCTGGGTCTTGCGAAATATCAATCGCTTTCAGAGGTAAACCAGCAGTGGTCGCACCTGTTGTTACATCCAATTCTGCACCTGATATACCAGTCACAGTAGAACCTGAAGTTGTATATACGATGTCAAAATTACCAAATAAATCTGCAATAGGAAATGCAGCGTCACATTGAATCTCATAGATAACATTTGGGTCATCTATAATAAAAGCTTCAATGTCTGAAGCATTTGTACTTGCAGGATAAAAGTTTGAAAAAGTTTCCTTTTTCGTGGTTGGGTCAGTAAACCTACAACCATTGAATACTCCAACTATTGGAACAGTACCACCATCTGCGTGTACTTCAACAGTACCACCAGTGACTTGAGCAACCATGTCACCTTGGAAAATATTAGTTCCGTAATTGGCAGCGATTCTATATCGGCTTTGTCCACCATGAAAGGCTTGTCCACCTATCATTTTTAAAGGACGCATTCCAAAAGCAGCATCTTGATTTGCCATTTTACACTCCTGTAAATTTAATCATTTAAAATTTTCTTTCCACCAAATCGAACTTGTGATTTTCTCTCTGGCTTTAAGATCCTACCAGCAGATGATTCAGGTTGATTTGCCAACTCTTGATCATAAACTGACATTTGATTTGAAGTTTTTTTGGCGAAATATTCATTTCGACTATCAGCAACTTCCTCTGGGACTCGTGCCAACAATAAACCTCCTTGACCGATTACTCCAGCATTTTTGCCTTCATCAACCACAGGGGTGTCAAAATCAGGATACTCCTCTGCACGGACTAATTCATACCCTTCTCTTCTTCGTTTATAGACATTTTGCTTATCATCAAAGTCCATAACACGTTCTCTTATCCACCTGTGTTTATACCCCACAGGAGCTTCGGGTGCATCAAGGGTTTGAGGTGGCTTCCAATCATGTTTTCTTTCCTGTTTTTCACGAGTAGCAGACTCTCGATTTGATCTATCAGCCATCTTATGCTCCTTTTTGCAATTTTAATTTTTGCTGTGCATATTTTTCATATGGCACACCAAGTTTGTCAGCAGTTCTTCTTTCGCTTTCACTAAGAACAACTCTCTGTTTTCGTCCAGTTTTGACAGAAGCTCTGCCGTTTACAGGTGCAACAGTTTGGACATTACTGTTGTTCTGATCTTGTGGAAACAACTTAGCCATTTCTTTGTCTATTTCTTCATAATATCTGTCATCTGTAGCATCATACATTCTTGATACTTTTTTATCAGCTAACATTAGAGCTAAGTTTTTTTCTATTTCTTCGTCTTTTCCATACCAAGGATTTTTAGCAATCCATGCTTTTATTTTAGGATTATCCTCAATAGATGGTTGTTTTACTTCTTGCGTTTGATTGCTTTGTCTCTCATTTGCTTGAGTTGACTTTGCTTGCTCTCTTTGTTGTTTGAGGACTCTGAGTCTTTCTTTTTCAATATTGACTTGAGTAAGTGCAGAATTTGCTTCTGCAATTTTATCAACATCTTGAGCATCATATGCCTCCTTTAACAATTGCTTTACTTGAGCTTCTTGAGACTGTATTCGTGTGTCAAACTCATTAGTATAACCATTTGTATATGTTTCAAGTTGCTTTCTAAGTTTTTTGTTCTCTTCTTCAACCTGCTTTCCATAAGTTATGGCATTGTTAGCATCGTCTTCTGCCGCTTTTCTTTTGGCAGTAAGTGCATCGATTCTTTTTTGAACCTTCTCACTGTAAGACTCATGTTCATCAGACTCTTCAGTCCGAACAATTGTTTGCTCTTTATTTTCAGATTGAGTTTCTTGTTTTGCAACTTCTTGATTTTCATCAAGCTCAACTACGAAATCGTTTTCGTTAGAAACTTCTTCTACTTTATTTTCTTGTATATCATTCATCATTACCTCCACTATACATAAGAAATATCTGCTGGGTCAAGTATTGTAGCTATAATATTATCATCATTTATGATTCTTAGCTCAAGACCATCCACTTTGAACCTATTTCCAGCATATCTACCCATAAGCACCCAATTCTTCTCAGAACAGTACGCTCCATTTGGGAATTTATCAGAATCTTTATAAGCATCTGGACCTAACTTAACAACGTAAGCTACGACTGTTGCAAAAGACTCACGATCTCTTGTTGCGTCAGGGATAATTATTCCTCCCTTAGTCTTCTCAGACAAGTAATATGGAATAACAAGTATTCTGTATCCTGTTGGTTGAGGTAATCTCTCTAATATCGACACATCTAGTTTTGATGGATCTTTAGAGTTTTCATTAGCTTCTTCTTTGTTATCAAAAGCTTTTGATATTGCTTTTGGAGTCGGATTAACTGCTTTTGCTTTTTGTGCCAAAATCCGATCTGGCACATATAACTTTTTAGTCATCTTCTATACCTTTCATCGAGGTTCTAAGTTCTTCTTCAATCCAGGTTAGTCCTCGTATTTCACCTGTAATTGCTCGATAGTCTTCCATTGATCCTATCGCTCCATCAGCCAAAGATTCACTTAATTGCTCTTTTCTTTGACGTATGTTCTTATATAAATGCTCTGCTAGTTTAACACCATCCATGCTATAAATCTTCTTCTTGATACAAGTTAGCACACATAGGACATTTATATTCTTTAAATTTGTACATTCCTACAGTAGGTATTGGTTCTTCATGCACTATTTCTTTCATAGCAATTTTATGAATCCAACAAATTTTAATTTCTTTTTCTTTCAAAATTAGGTTTCCCTTCATGGTCTAACATACTTTTCATAGCAAGTATCCAAAATTCATCATATGTCATTTTGTGAGACCTTTTTGCTTTTCATATGTTCTGAGTCCTCCGATTCCTAACATGCCACCGAGAACAGTTAAAAGTGTACCCATGTCAAATTCAGGTAGTTCTGGTAATTCTACACCACCAATGGCACAACCAAATATAATTAAATCTTTTAGGATAAAGTGATATAAAAAAGCAATCGCACATGTCCAGCCAACAGCGGGTCGCCAGCCGCCTTTGAATATAGAGCCACTAGCAGCTTCAGCTTTGTTAATTTCTAACTGAGCAAGCAGTGCTTCCTGCGCGTGTTTTTCAGACATGGTGGCTATCTCGTGAGCAAGCTTCGCCTTTTGATCTGCATCTGGAATAAATTTATCAAGAAGTCCTGTGACAGGACCTATAAGTGCTTGTAACATGGCTACCTCCTAATATACCTTCACTTTTTCTGGATCAATATTTGGTATGAGTTTACACATACATTCATAATTTTCAACTTTAATCGGAACTTCTATTTTTTGATTGCTCAATCTTTCAGAATAATACAAGCAATCATTAATGTTTTGAAAGTAAACTCCGCCATTGAAATTATCATTTAAATAACACATAAGCATAAATACAGTCATTTTTTTCTAGCACGTTTTAAAGATTCTTTTGCTGACTTAGCTATTCTCACAACTTCAGCTTTTTTCATTACTTTTGCTCTTTGCTCCATAACTGTAAGTATTTGTATCTTTCTCGCATAAGGCTTATTGATTTTTTTAACTTTTGCAACTGTGGCTCTTGCATCTGCTGG